AGGGATCGTCGTCTGCTAGGGTATGCCTTGAAAACTTATCAAAGCTTCTACCAGAAGCAGACTTACAATCCACAAGAACCCCATCAATAATTGCGTCCTGATGACCACGTACTCCTTCTACTGTTACTTCTTTCTGTTGTGCTTCCACAGTATGACCAGAAACTTCAGCACAAAGTAAAAGTAATTCTTCTAGGATATATCCATATAAGAATTTAATACGTGTGCTTGGCGGTAAACTTTCTTCTGTTGCTTCTGTATTAACATCATACCATATCTGCCTATCAGGTTTACCTATTGCAGATAGTCTTAGATTGCCGCTATCTCTTGGTTTGCTATACATAAATTCTTTGATATGAACTTTAAGCATATCGCCAAACTTATCTATAAGTTCATCTACTTCTTTTTCATCTCTCTTTATAGGAGTCAGATTAAAAAGATCATAGATATCTTCTACTAATGTTTCAATTTTTTTCATAATAAAATAGGGGTGCTACACTAACCCTAATGCAGCACCCCATACTCACTTAGTTACCAAATGGGATATCATCTGACATCTCAGCAGAAGATGAATTAACATACCCACCTTCTACAACATCAAAGTCTTTATCCCCATACTCAACCAACTCAACTACCTGAACTGCTGCAAGGTCAGCCGACTTACCTGACTTACCTGCATAGCTCCACTCATAAGGAAGGGCTTTAACAGTCACTACGCTGCCATTCCCAATGAGTTTCTTATCCCAAGAATTATTTTGGGAATCTACCACAATAGGTGCTTGACGAGGGCCATTCTTGCCCTGCACCTTACGCTTTAACGTGACGAACTCACCGCGCTCGTCGTCTTTATTACGTACATTTAAACCAGCCTTTTCAACTAAGCCTTTAGTATCAGAGTCAAGGCAAAGATCAAGTTGCCATGTAGGTTCAAAAGTACTGTTAGGCTCAGTGACTGAAGCCCAATAACATTTACCAGTTAGATATAATGGTGTAATAGCCATCGCTATTCTTCTCCTGTGTTTAGTGCTACACTATCGTAGCTGTTGATAAAAAGTTTAACCACTCGAAACAAGATCAGTATACACGAACTGATTTACCTTGTCAACGTCTTTTTTCATAATCTTCTAAATAATTTAATGCCCTCCTTACATAGTTAATATTATCTTCAAAAAAACCTAATGCCGAATTACACTTATTACATATCCAGCCTTTAAAAGCTCCTGTTTTATGGTCGTGGTCTAAAACAAATGGAGATGTTTTTCCGTTTGTTTCTGGAATAATTTGTTCAGGTACTTTAAAACAAATTGGACACTTATAATTTTTATCAGGATAGGCATGTGTTTTTTTTAACTCTTTTACTTGGTTCATTTTTTTTCGTTCACATTTTTTACATATATTCATTCTTACATGGTTGTTTTTAAGGTCTCTTCTCCCTAAAGTTATAAAACTTTCAAGAGCTTTTTCTTGTTTACATTTAATACAAATCTTAGTACCTTTAGATTTATCAATAGATTTAATAGTATTAAAAAACTCTAATTGTTTTTCCATTAATGTGTCTCTGCCCATGTCTTACCTACTTTGTAATCACAGTCAAGCTCACATTTAACTTTAAGTGTTTTCTGTGTCTGTGTCATTGCCTCCTTTGTTAACTTACAAAATCTTTCTATATCAGGTATAGCTACTTCAAATTGGTACTCATCATGTATTGAAGCAACTAACTTAGCATTTAGTCCAGCTTTGTTTACCTTCTCTGTAATATGTACCAACCATTGTTTGCATATTACAGCACCAGCACCCTGAAGTAAAGTGTTTAATGCCGCATGTTCTGACCTAATGTGTAATAACCTACCGTCCAACGCGGGAATAGTACCACCCTTAGACCACTTAGCTACATTTTCTCTTAACCTTTTCAATGCTGGAGTACGTTCTAAAAACTTTTTAATAAGCATTTGCCCTGCTGCTGGACCCTTACCAACAATCTTCCCCAGCTTGGCTGGTCCTGCACCGTAAAGAAAAGCATAGATAAAAGTCTTAGCTTGATCTCTGGTTTGTAGTCCTGCTGCTTCTTGATTAGCTGTATGTACATCACCTGTCAATACGATGTTGGTATACTCAGGGTCATTCATGTAGTGTGCCAAGCATCTTAATTCAAGACCACTGGCATCTACACCTACCAAGCGATATTTAGATTCATCATCCACTGTCCATAATCCCCTGCATTCTTTGCCGTAAGGACTATAGACAGCGGGAACTTGTGCCATATTAGGAACTGCATGAGCCATCCTTCCAGTTACAGTACGAAGTGTCATTACTTTACCTCGCACACGGTTGTCATCTTCGCAAGCCATGATCCATGACTTTATTAATCCAGTACGCTTTTGTAATAAGAAGTACCGATTAAACATTTTAGCTTCTGGTATTTTAATCTTTGATAATATTAATTCATTAATAACCACATTTCTTTTTATAGTTCCATCTTTTAATTCTATTTCCTTGCCAAACTGTTTAGGTTCCCAACCAAGTTTAATAAGCTGTTGTGCTATTTGTTGTCGGCTTGCAATGTTAAAAGGTATATACTTGGTCTTGGTTTTTAATTCAATTACAGTTGGCTCAAACTCTTCCTCTGCTTTACGCTGCAACTCAAACAACTCATTTTGTAGTTGTGATAGTAAGATCATACCATCTTTAAGTTTAAAAGCAAAGCCATTCTTTTGTTGCTTATCTATAATAGCACGTACCTTACACTCTAACTCATAAGACTTAGAACTAAAATCTTTACCTTCTTTCTCTAACTTCTGTGCTACAAGCCGCGTCACTTCTGTATCACGTTTACAATAATCCAACATGGTTGGGCTATACTCTGAGAAGTCATGGAAGTCTTCTTTCTCGCACCCTAATCTTTTACCCCACGCCTCAAGAGAATGACCATCATCTCTCATTGGATTGTAAAGCTGTGATTCAATAAGAGTATCACGTACTTGATTTAATTTTATATTGGAACCAGTTAAACGGTTTAGGACAGGAGCATCAAAGCTAATACCATTGTGCATAATAAAGGTATCAATTTTAGAAGCCCACTTTTCAAACTCTTGACACTCCTGCCCTATCCACGTCTTAACTTTATTTGTTTTATAACACCTCGCTACAATACAATGTATCTTTGTTGCATTTAAACTATCTGTTTCAATATCAACTATCGCTGTTGTCATTTGATTTTTTCCATATCATTGGAGGCTTATCAAAATACTCACTCTTTAATGCGTCACTTAATTTGATCCTGCTAATTACATCCTTCCTGCCGAACCGCTGATACTTTTTGTAGATAGCTTGTGTTGAACTGTTGACATACTTATTAGATACAGCATCTAAACAAAACTTTAGCAGCTTGTCTCTATCAATAAAAATATATTCATCTTCTTGCTCAAACACAATATAGTCTGCGTCACCATAGAGCCATCCCCTATTTCCCCTGACGTTTTCAAACTCTACCCACGTATACTCATCATCAAACTTTGCATTAGATCGTGATGCTTTCTTACGACTCTTAACATCTACTGAAAACGACTGACCATTTTTTTCAAGATGAAAGTCTATGTGTTTAAACATATCGTCGTTTCGCGTAGACTTAGTAACTAAATAATTTTTACTCTCAGCTTCTTTACGAAAGTTATTCTCTGTAATCCAACCATTCATTCTTCATTCTCCGCAAATGGATTATCAACTTCAGTCATTCTACCAGTTTCTTTATTGTAATGCAAGTGGCAAGCAACACCTGTGTCACCAGTGTACCTGTTCTTTAAGATACGTATGGTTGTAGTGTTGGCTTCTATATCATCGTCTGCTTGTTGGTTACGCTCCAAGGCCAGTACGCTATCTGATAGATGGGCAATGCTGGCAGAGCCACGTAGATGCGAGAGAGATACCTCGCGGCCATCCTCATGTCCACGATCACCACTTGGCCGTCGCAGGTGGCTGACAAGTAACAAGCCAATGCCTGTCTCTTCCACCAAGGACCGTAGCTTAGTCATTAGAATATCTATTGACTTACGTTCATCACCATTATCTTCTTGCCCTGATACCAAGATACTGAGGTGGTCAAGTACCACCCACTTGCATCCGCGCACAGCCATGAACCTGATACGAGAAAGAATTTCATCATTAGCAATAGAACCAAAGTGATCGAAAGCCAGGAACCTTCCAGTATCAATAGTCTTTGCTTGAAAGCCCCTTAATTCATCCATTGTAAATTGGTCACGCACCTCTTTGATATAGAGCCTAGCGTTAGCCTCGACACTCATGATGTTGAAGGCTGTGTTACGAATGCTCTCCTCCATTGCCAAGATACCAATGTTATCTTTGGTATTCATCATGAGGTGGTGCATCAGTTCGCGCATGATGCTTGACTTACCCATACCAGCACCACTGGTAAAGGTGACAAGCTCACCCGTCCTCATCCCATAAGTTTTTTCATTAAGGCCAACCCAAGGATAAACACAAGTATCACAATAACTTTCCTCATAAAGACTATCTCCAAACTCATTAAGATTCTTAATGCCAGCAGGTGTAAATGGTTTAGCTGCCCACCATGATTTCATAAACTCTTCTGCCTTATCCATCTTCAGATACTCATTGGCATCCTTTAAATCCATTGCCATGATCTGACATTTGTTGGGTTCGAAGAGGGCAGCTACATCATCGGCTGCTTGCTTACCAGCCTTATCATTATCAAAACATATTCTAATATTATCAAACTGATTAAGGTATTCAAAGGACTGTTTGCAATTAGAGGCCGCAGATGCTGCGCCATTCTTCACTGAAACAGCGGCCCACTTTGAACCCATCATTTGATAGGCACTCATGGCATCGACTTCGCCCTCACAAATAGTAATGTATTTAGCTTTCTGTGTGAAGATGTGTTCACCAAACAAACCTGCAGAAGTCATTGGTCCTTCAGACCAGAACTTTTTATTTGCTGTATCGCGTACTTTGTTACAAATATGATTGCCATTCCTATCAAAGTATTGATAGACATGGTGCGTAACCATTGACCCTTGCTTTTTAATAAGGGTTTTATATTTCTTGGTAGTATCTACGCTGATTTTACGATCTAGGATGTCGTTGTATTCACCATCCTTGACTGTGGTAATTTTAAATGGGGTCTGAGTATTTATTGGCTGTACAGTAGACATATTATTTTCCTTTGGAAATGTGTGATGTTCACACTTGTAACAATGGGTTTGACCATCAGGATAAAAATGTTTTGCGTCTGATGATCCGCACTCAGGACACGGACCTTTGTATCCTTTTTCTTCTAGTTGCACTGCGATCTCCTTTTCTAATAGAATATGCGACAGAAGGTTTAGTCCCTAAGATATAACACAGGTGCGATCTATCGTCAAGCTCTAGCTGTGCTTCGCGTTTTGTCTTAAAACTTTTGACAATAATATCTTTGTACCAGATGTTATACATCTTCAAATGTTTCTTTCCATATAGTGTTTACAAAATCTTCCTTATCCTCCATGATTTCATTGATATCTATCTTCGCTAGTTGCCTAGCCTCTTTAATACTATACCCTTCTTCCTTATACTCACGTATAAGGTTTCTAAAAAGAGATTGCCTATCTTGTTGCCAGAGATTTTTACTCATAAAGAATTACATTATCTTCTAAGTCATCTATAAATTGTAGTACATCATCTTTATTTAATGGGTTGTATCCATTATCCAACATCATGTACCAAAGGTCAGCAGGAAAACCCATTGATCTTCTTAGCTTTTCTTGTCGATCTTTCCAATAAGAATAAAAATTAATTATTTCTGCTGTCATCTAATTCTACCCATGAACCACCATTGACAATACTATTTTCTTGTTTTGCTTTGGATAGTTCTTCTCTTAATTTTTTAATTGTTTCTTCCTGCCTTTTTAATTGCACTTTAAGTGTGCTTACATTCTTATGTAGTTGAGATACTACGGCATTGTATTGTTTAATGGAGTCGGTCAATGCGTATCTCCCCGTCACTGTTTGCTATTGCTTCGCTATCAATACCAACTGAGTTTAAAAATTTTAATGCTTGTTTAACAGTTTTAAATTTCATAGGGCATCCCATAGGGTTTGTCATGATATCAAAACATTCAAAATCATCTGCCTCTTCTGGAGAATCATTTAAAATATCATGAACAATAACAAACATTATTTTAATTAACCTTTAATACTTAAAGAATTAAAATCTTTTTCAGTGAACGCGATTTCTTTTTCAATAGCTGTCCTTACTGATACAAGACATTGTAATTTCTCTGAATAGTTTAAAGAATTGTACCCATCTTTCATAACTAATCCACTAACTTTATCTACTTCCATTAAAACAGACATTGGTTTTCCTCTATTAATATTTCCAATCAATTTCAAGCCAATCATTTTTATCAACAGATGTCATACAATTATCACAGGTCATAGCAGCCCATGAAAAACCATAGACACGGGTATCAGCATGACAGTGAGGACACATGATAAACTTACCATACTTACCTGCCCTTGTATAACGATTAACATTTTTATATTCTCTCTCCTCTGGAGATCGTTGGTGTTTA